ATCAAAAGAAAAAAGATACTCAATTAGTAGCTCTTATAAATGAGTTAAAACCATTAATATCTGAGATAGGAGATGCCACATTGATTGTTCCTTTAATAAAAGAATATTTAGAAATAAGTGTTAAAAATGATGATTTATTAATTAAAATGGCGGCTTTAGCACAACGTGCTATGCAAACACAAACAGTAGATGGATCTTTAACTATTTCAGATGAAGAAAAAGAACAACTACTTTCGGCTGTAAATGAACTAAAAGGAGGTAAATAATGAGTACCTATGGTTTTAAGAAAGTTAATAATATTATTACTAATAATCAAATTCCAAATACAGGAATTAACAATGAATTATTAACTGTAGTACGTGTTAAAAGTATAATCTTAGATGAAACTCATCCTAGATTTAAAGAACTTGGAGAGTGGGATGCTTTAGGTACTATAGAATATGAAAATGTAATAAAACCAAATCTCATAAATCCTCTCCCAACAGCAAAACCATTATATGGAAATGTAAAAAATTATCCATTAATTAATGAAATTGTTTATATATTATCTCTTCCAAGTACATTAATAGGACAATTAACATCAAATACAATTTCATATTATGTTAGTACTGTTGCTCTTTGGAATCATCCACACCATAATGCTTATCCTTCTAATTCAAATGAAAAACCTTCAACACAACAAAAAGGATATAATCAAACAGAATTAGGAAATACTAGTAAAATAACTGATCAAACATTAGAAATAAGTTTAGGTAATACTTTTGTTGAACGTTCTAATATTCATCCACTTTTACCTTTTGAAGGTGATGTTATATATGAAGGAAGATGGGGAAATAGTATAAGAATAGGTTCAACTGTTAAAAACTCACCTAATACTTGGTCTTCTATAGGTACAAACGGGGATCCTATTTTAATATTAAGAAATGGACAAGGCAAACAAACCGAAGAAGGTTGGTTACCAGTAGTAGAAAATATTAATAATGATGAATCTTCTATTTATTTAACAAGTACTCAAAATATTCCTTTAGAAGCAGCTAGTACTAATTATAATAGTTATACTAATTATATTCCTCAAACACCAGATAAATATGCTGGTAAACAAGTAATCATAAACTCAGGTAGATTAGTATTTAATTCAAACACAGATCATATTTTATTAAGTTCTGCTTTAACTATTGGATTTAATTCTGTTAAAGGATTTAATTTTGATACTAAAGCAAATTTTGTAGTAAATGCTCCTTCTATAAAATTAGGATCTAAAGATGCAACTCAATCAATGATTAAAGGAGATTTATTAATAACTGAATTACAATCATTATTATCTCAATTAACATTATTATCAACTGCATTACAAGCAGTTCCTCAAGCAGCATCAGCAGCAACCTTAGTATTATCTGAATTACCTAAAATATCTGCTAATTTAGAAAAAACAAAATCTAAAGTAAATAAATTAATATAATGGCTACTATAGATTTACAATTATTTGAAAATTCATTACCTGATAGTCTAAAATCAACAGGCTCAGAAAAACTAGGACAACTTATTTTAGAAAAAGGAATACAAATAAATGACATTGTTCAACCTCAACTAGATCTACTTTTATCTAATATTACATTACCTAATAATTTATGTTTACCTGAAAATCAATTAAACGAGTTTATAATTCAAAGAAATAATATAGTAGATATTTTAAATCAAATTAATAAATATTTAGATTTAACTACTAGTGCTATAGGAATAACATCAACTACATTAGATACTTTAATATCAACAGCCCAAACATTAAGAGGACTTAAACCAGCAGCCATAGCCGCAGTATCCGCAGCTACTCCATTACCGGGTCCTTTTGCAAGTTTAGTATTACAAGCTAATGAATTATTAGATAATTTAAAATTTGATGCTTTAGGAAATTCAAAATTAAATAAACTAAAAGTAATAATTGATGGAACAGCAGTTCCTATATCTTTAACATCACGATTTATATCTAACGCTATTGTAGTATTAGGTCTTATAGATGTGATATTAAAAAGATGTTCACCTAATTCAACGTTCTCTCCAATATCTCAGAATTTAATAGATATAACAGAAGCTCAACTAAAATCATTACAAACAACAAATGATATTACTTATAAAGGTTTTATTATTGAAATTGAAGAAGTACCATTTAACGATAAAATAACTCGTAGAAAAGCAGTTGGTAAAAATTCACAAGGAATTCCATTAGTTGAAACTGAATTATCATTTACAACAAACCCACAAATTCTCATCAATGAATTAAAACTAATAATTGACAGAGATAATTTAAAAGCCTATTAATTTAATATTTATAAATAATGAAACCGTCCGATTTTAAAAACATCATCAAAGAATCAGTAAAAGAAGCTATTCAAGAAGAATTAAAAGAAATTCTTTTAGAGGCTATTCGTACCCCTAAAACAATTGTTACCGAACAAATTAAAGATACATATGCTCAACCAAAATTAAATAATCCTAAAAAACTAACACCTGCTGAAAGACAAGCAATGTTTGGAGGAATTTTAGGTGAAATGCAAAATGGAGGAGTAGCTAATACTAATAGTATTCCTTTTAATCCAACAGGTCCAGTAGATCCAGTTAATGGAGCTTTACCTGAAGGCGAAGTAGGATTAGATATGATAATGGGTTTAATGAATAAATAATGGCTTTTGGAGCGAAAAAAATATTTCCTATAGATACACGCCCTGGAACGGGTGTAGGAATTGGTTTACCTTTTAATGCTCCGGCTGTTTTTCCTATTACTTATACTACAAAAGATGCTATTAAAAATAATTTAATTAACTATTTTTTAACAAATAAAGATGAAAGATATTTAAATCCTAATTTTGGAGGAAATTTAAGAGCATTTATATTTCAACAAATAGATGAAGGTAATGTAAGTTATTTAAAAGAAGATATTCAAAATCAAATTGGATTATTTTTCCCAAATGTTATTATAGGAAGTTTAGAAATAGACGCATTTCCAGATATAAATCAAATATCAGTAACTTTAAAATATAACATTAAAGATACAGGTTTAACAGATACAATACAATTAGCATTTACATAATGGCTACTAAAAGAAGAAATATACAATACATAAATAAAGATTTTAGTGAATTAAGAGCAAACTTAATTGACTATGCTAGAACTTATTTTCCAACAACTTATAATGATTTTACAGAAGCATCACCAGGAATGATGTTTATGGAAATGGCAGCGTATGTTGGAGATGTTTTATCATTTTATCTTGATAATCAATTACAAGAAACTTATTTACAATATGCTCGTCAAACAAATAATTTGTATGAATTAGCTTATATGTTTGGTTATAAACCAAATGTAACTCAAGTTGCAACAACTGAAATTGATTTTTATCAACAAGTACCTGCTAAACTATCTGGTTCAACATATATTCCTGATTTTGATTATGCTTTATTTATTAATCAAAATGCTAGAGCAGCATCACCTAATATTCAAAATACATCATTCTTAATGGAAGACCCAGTTGATTTTTCAGTATCAAGTTCAGGTGATCCTACAGAAGTAACTGTATTTTCAACTTCAGGAGGTAATCCAACGTATTTTCTATTAAAGAAAACAAGAAAAGCAATATCTTCAACTATTAGTACTACTACTTTTAGTTTTGGTTCTCCAGTACAATTTTCAACTGTAACTATTAATACACCACGAATTGTAGGAATTTTAGATATAACTGATACTGATGGAAATAAATGGTATGAAGTAGATTATTTAGCTCAAGATACTGTATATGATTCTATTAAAAATACAAATGTAAATAATCTTAACTTATCACAATATAGCGGAGATACTCCTTATATTTTAAAATTAAGACAAATTCAAAGAAGATTTACATCAAGATTTTTAGATTCTCAAACTTTACAATTACAATTTGGAGCTGGAACAGCTAATGATACTGATGAGGAAATCATACCTAATCCAAATAACGTAGGTATTGGTTTACCTTTTGAAAAATCAAAATTAACAGCAGCATATTCACCTACAAACTTTATGTTTACTAAAACATATGGTATTGCTCCTTCTAATACTACTTTAACAGTAAGATATTTAACAGGAGGAGGTGCTACAGCAAATGTACCTGCTAATAGTTTAACTAATTTAATAGCAAATACTACATTTTTAAAATCAAACTTAAATTCAGTAACCGCAGATACTATATTTAACTCATTAGCTATTACAAACCCAATAGCAGCAAGTGGTGGTGGAGATGGAGATACAATAGAAGAAATTAGACAAAACGCATCTTCAAATTTTTCATCTCAATTACGTAACGTAACTCAAGATGATTATTTAGTTAGAACATTATCTATGCCTGCTAAATACGGTGTTGTATCTAAAGCGTATATTGAACCCACAAAAGCACAATCTATATCTTCTGGCGAATCTAATTCAATATTAGATCTATACGTTTTATCATACGATATAAACAATAAATTAACTATAGCATCACCAGCAATAAAACAAAATGTTACAAATTATTTATCACAATATAAAATGGTAAATGATGCTGTAAATATTAAAGATGGTTTTATTATTAATATCGGATTAAATTTTGATATTATTATATTACCTAATTTTAATAGTAATCAAGTTTTATCAAATTGTATTATTGCTTTACAAGATTATTTTTTAATAGATAAATGGCAGATTAATCAACCAATTTTATTAAGAGATATTTATATTTTATTAGATAGAATTGAAGGAGTTCAAACAGTTAAAAATGTAGAAGTAACAAATTTAGTTGGAGAAAATTTAGGATATTCACCTTATGCTTATGATATTGCAGGAGCAACAATTAGTAATGTTGTTTATCCATCATTAGATCCTTCAATTTTTGAGGTAAAATACCCAACACAAGATATTCAAGGAAGAGTAGTAAACTTATAATAAAAATGGCAGTATATAAATTATTTCCGACTAAAGACGCAACATTATATTCATTATTTCCAACAATGAATACAGGATTAGATCCTATTATGGAAGCTACTCTTACAACATTTGCTTTTTCTAACCCAAACCCTCAAACAAGTAGATTTTTAGTTTCATTTGATGAAACAGAAATCGAAGATGTATTAGAAAATAAAATAGGTATAAGTAGTTCAGCACAACTATTAAGTACATCTAGTTGGAAAGCAACATTAAATTGTTTTATAGCAGTAGCAACTGGATTAGAAATATTACCAATAGGTACTACTTTAGAATGTTATCCTGTATCTGGAGCTTGGAGTATGGGAACAGGACAATATTTAGATGATCCTCAAACTACAGATGGAACAAGTTGGATATGGCAAGGATATTCAGGATCTAACACTTGGGCAACATCAAGTTACAGTCCTAGTTCAACAGGATCTTATAATACAACCTACGCACCAGCTGGTGGAGGAACATGGTATACTGGATCTGTAATACCTTCAAGATTAGATTCTAATATATATCCTATAACAGCTTCTCAATCATTTAATTATAAACAAACAAAAGATACTAATTTTAATGTATCTAATATGATTAGAGCGTGGTATACAGGAGCTATACCTAATAATACATTTGATGGATTTATAGTAAAACAAGAACCTGAATTTATAGACAATATTAATTACCAACCAGAATTAAAATATTATTCAGTAGATACTAATACTATTTACCCTCCACAATTACAGTTTAGTTGGAGAGATTTTAACTTTAATACAGGATCTTCAACACAAACAATATTAAATACCTTACCTGCTACTATTACAGTAGCAAATAATCCAGGTACATTTTTTCCAAATAGTATAAATAATTTTAGAGTAAATGCTAGACCAGAATTTCCAATTCAAATATGGCAAACTTCATCAGTTTATACTAATAATTTTTATTTACCTACCTCGTCATATTATGCTATTAAAGATGTATACACGAATGAATATGTTATAGATTTTGATGATTTATATACACAGATAAGCGCGGATGCTACATCAAGTTACTTTGAAGTATACATGAATGGATTAGAACCAGAAAGATATTATACTATTTTAATAAAAACAATAATTGACGGAACAACAATTGTTTTTGATAATCAATACTCATTTAAAGTTGTTAATGGATAATGGAAAATATTACACCAAATAAAACAATATTTGATAAAAATCAATATGAAAGAGTAATAGATACTTCTTTTACTCAATTGGTACAACCACAACCAACAGGTTCTTTACCAACTACAATTTCTGTAGCTGAATTTTTTCAAAATTATCAAGCATTATTCTTTTCTATACCTAAATTTGGAGATACAAATTCTCATGAATATCTTATTAAAACGAGTAGTGAATATGTTGGTTCAACAAATTTAAATGATGATTTAATTCAAGCATTATTAGAAGAAACAAATCAATTAAGACAAGAAAATCTTGACTTACAACAAAGTATATTAGGAAATATAACACAATAAAATAAATGGCTGAAATAGTTAATATACAAAATATAAACCCAACAACATTTGAGATACAAACCTATTCTCCAGAAGATAGTGCTCTTATAAATTCAACTACAATAGGTAGTATTTTTAATTCTTCTACGGACATTGTAGAATATTTTATTTATGATTTAAATTCAAATATATTATTTGAAAATGTAAGTGGTTATCCTAGTTACTATATAAATAATAATATAATAACTTTAACACCAGAAGAAAATTTAAAAGATGCTGGTTTTACTGAAGGAAATTATAACACTTTATATAATTTTTTAACTCCAAGATTAGGTTCAAATTCACTTAATCGTTACTTTATATCAGAAATAAGTTCCGATAGAACAGAAATTAGATTAGATACAACAGCTATTCCAAACGAAGTTGTAGTTTCTTCTACTAATGAATTAGCTAATGAAATTAGTACAACAGTAGGTAGTTATTATGATTTTTATTTAGATTTTGGTGATAATCAATTAATAATAGCTAATAATGTATTACTAGATAATTCTATTGAAACTAACCCAACAGTATTAATAAAATTATATGATGCTTTACCTTCTCAATTTTCACTTAAAGATGAATTATGGGCTGTAGTTAAAGTATCTGATTCTGTTGCTTACAATATTAGTATTGTAAATACATTTGATATAGAAGATGAGTTTATTTATTTAAGAGGTCCTAATACTAACCTTAATGTTAGAGATCAAATAAATAATTCAACAAATTATACTAATTTAGCCAATCTTAATAGTACTTCAACATCTCAGGGGTCAGGTAGTTATCAATATCAATTAAATAGTTTATTAGCTGAAACAGGGATAGAAATTAATATAGATTATTCTGATTATTCGAATTTTATACATTTTTCTTCAGCACAAACTCGTTTAGAAAATTTTTATTATAAATTATCATTAATAGAACAGTATAATTATAGTGCTAGTTTATCTAGTGGAACACCAACAAATTATTATGTTTCATCAAGTAATATAGTATACCAAAATAAAATTAATGAAATTATTACAGGATTTGATGGATATGAATATTTTTTATATTATGAATCAGGTTCAACTTGTTGGCCTAAAAATAATAATACTCCACCATATACAAACGTTTTAACTACTTCAGTAACAGGTCAAAATTGGTTAGTAAGCCAATCTTTAGTAGCTGAAAATTATGATTTAGAAAATAACAATGCTTTAACTTCAGCTATTCCTTCATATATTACTGATGATCCTAGTAATTTTCAGTTTTCTTTATTTATTGAAATGATTGGTCAAAGTTTTGATAATATATTTGTATATTTACAAGATGTTACTAATAAATATAATGCTGATAATAGATTAAATTATGGTGTATCTAAAGACTTAGTAGCAGATATACTAAGAGATATGGGTGTAAAAATATACCAAAATAATTTTTCATCAGACGATTTATATTCTGCATTAATAGGTTTTACACCATCAGGAAATTTATATAACTTACCACATACAACAACTCAATACCCTGTACCATCAGGTTCGTTTTTAGAATACATAACAACGTATGTAACTGCTTCTTCTACATCTTCATTGGTACCTACTAGTGATATAAATAAAGAACAATATAAACGAATATATCATAATTTACCTTTATTATTAAAGAAAAAAGGTAGTACTCAAGGTTTAAAAGATTTAATTACTACTTTTGGGATACCGGATACTATTTTAAGAGTAAATGAATTTGGAGGTAAAGATAAAAATCCAAATACATGGGATTATGGACAAAATGAATATAATTATGCTTTTTCTACTAGTGGTTCTGCTTTTATATCATCATCTTTTGTTTTAAACTCATCATGGGGTTCTCTAAATAATAGACCTCAAGCAGTAGAATTTAGATTTAAAACTGATACTTTACCACAAAATACAGCTAGTATAGCTTCACAAAATTTATGGTCAACAGATAATGGAGTTACATTAAGATTAAGATACACAGGCTCAGGTTATACTACTGCTTCTTATAGTGGTGGTCCTTTAAATCCTTATTATCAATATGCTTTATTAGAATTTATACCTAATATATCATCTGCTTCAATATCTGCTAGTATTTATTTACCATTTTATAATGGAGAATGGTGGTCAGTTTTAATTAATAGTGGAAGTAATGGATTTACTTTGTATGCTGGAGATAAAAATAATGAATTACCAAATTCAATAAATTTTAAAGAATCATCATCAGTAACTGGAAGTAATGTATGGGATAGTAGTTTAATATCTACTTTTGGTTCATCATCATTAAAAATATTTACAGGATCATTTCAAGAAATCAGATATTATACTCAACCATTATTGGAAGATTATTTTAATGATTATATAATGAATCCATCATCAATAGAATCAAGTGAATATTTAGCTTTTAGAGCATCTTTAGGAGGAGAATTATATACTTCATCTATTTCTATTCATCCTAAAATCACAGGTTCTTGGACACCAACTTCTTCATTTACATCAAATAGTAATTTTAATATAAGTTCAGGAGGAAAATACGTTCCAAATACAGAAATTCACTACTATGATCAAGTTCCCGCCGGCATTCAAAATGTTGTATCTCAAAAAATACAACAACAAAATATAGTTTTACCTTACAGTAGTAGTAAAAATAATATTCCTAATTCTAACGTATTATCTCCTTTTATCTCAGTTCAACAATCACCGTCAATAAGTCAAAGTTATACTAGAGATATTGATTATGTAGAGGTAGGTTTTTCACCACAAAATGAAATAAATGAAGATATAAATGATCAATTAGGTTATTTTAATATTGGAGAATTTATAGGAGATCCTAGACAACAATCATCTCCATCAGTATCTTATCCTGATTTAGATGGTTTAAGAGATTCTTATTTTAGAAAGTATTCTGAAAATTATCAAGAATGGGATTATATAAGATTAATTCAATTTTTTGATAATTCATTATTTAAAACAGTAGCTGATTGGGTTCCTGCTAGAGCAAGTTTAGCATCAGGTATTATAATTAAACAACATTTACTAGAAAGAAATAGATACCCGGTACCACAAGCAGAAATTTCTACATCAATAGCTAATGTAGCTAGTGGTTCAACTAATATTCCTTTTTATCAAGAAAACATATTATTTACAGGTTCTATACCAATGGGAACTATTACTGGTAGCGATGGTGGTACTTTACCTAATATGAATGGTCAAACATCATCTGTTATATTACCTGGTAATTATAATACAACTGTAACCCAAGTTTGGAGTGGAAGCAACTCAGGACCTTTAGGAATAGTTCCATTTATAGATTCATATCAATATGAATTTTTTGATGGAACATTTAGTGGCTCAGCAATAACTGTTACTACTCAAAGTTTAAATCCAGATAATATATTATTAAATAATTTAGCATTTTATCCAACAATTGCAGATTATCAAGATTTAAATGTTAGTGTAACTAATAATACTTTAATTAATAATGATAATTTACCTTTATCTTTACCATTTAATATATTAAATAGGTATATAGATTATTATAATACTTCTTCATATGAATATAGTCCTAAATATAATACTATATCTAATTTTAATATCTATATAACAGGATCATTTTATTTTGATGATTCTTCTGATAAATTATATGTTTATGTTTTTGAAAATATAAATGGAAATTATCAATATTTAAATATTTCTGAATTTACAAATCAGGTAGGTAATGTAGATATAAATACAAATATTAATATAAATAATGTTCCATTAAAAAGTGGCTCTATATATAATATTGGATATAATTTTATTAACACTGGTATAGATACTTCATCAGGTTTTCTTAGCTCAGCTACTAATTGGACTGTTAATGTTGTAAATCCACAAACTATAGGTTATCCTAATGATCCTAACATTTATCAACAATCAACATTCCCTGGTAATTTAGAATTATATTCTGAATATAATGCTGTTTTAAATAATGTTTATAGTAATAGATTATCTGACAAATATTTTGATGTTGATTATTCACAACAAGGTGTATTACCTGTAAATCAACAAGTAATATTATCACAATCTGCTGTTTACGCTCAAGTACAAGATTCAAATTATACTTTAGCTTCAAATATTAATCCACGTTATGTTGGGTCTAAAAATACAAGTGCTAAATATAATACTTATACTGTTGGAGATTCATCATATGGTAAAACAGCAGCTATAGATAATTATGCAAATTATTTTGCTTATTGGGATTGGAGAGGTGGATCATCCCCACAATACCCAGGAGGAGGAAATATTCATTTAACTTATTTAGTAGATATAGAAGGTAATGCTATTCCATTAACCGGAGATAACACATGGTTAGAAACAGTATCAAATATATTTGTAAAAGATCAAACAGCATATATTTTACCAGTAGCTTATTCATCTGGTCAATCTTCTATTCCTGTAGAAATTGTAGAAGGTGGAGCTATATATTATACATTATTAGTTAAATCAGGATCTGGAGATATATCAGACGCTGGATTTACAGTAAATGCAGATGTAATAAATAATTTCCCATCAGTATTTTTTATTTCAGGTTCAAGTATTACAAGTTCATTATTATTAAATAATCCAATATGGCCAAATCCAAATTTCTTAGATTTTTTCATTTCAGGTAGCAATTTTAATAATGTAACTTCTTATACAACTAGAGGAACATCAGGATTATTTAAAATATTTGATAAATCAAATAATAATAATCCTAATGAAGGAGTAATACCAGTAGAAAATACTCTTTTTCCTATCCAATATGGAGATTTTATTAGATTTGGAATATCAAACTCCCCAGATCCTGTTCAATCACGTTCGTTAGATTATAGTTGGGATAATGGTCTTTTATATCAAATATCATCTACTAATACTAGTAATCCTAGTTCACCATTTTCAAGTAGTCTTCAAATAGTACCATCAGCACATAGTTATCCTCAATTAACTTCAAATCAAGCATTTAGAATAATGAGAAGAATACCTAATGAAACTTTTGTATTAGTTAAAAATATTCCACAATATACTGGTGGAGGACTTTTAATTCCTGAAAATTTTAATCCAAATTTTGATCCTTATACATTAGCTAGAAAAGCAGGATTAATTCAATAAAATATAAAATTAATGTATTTATAATAAATGCCAATATTTAATACAGTACCTGGATTAATTCCTTTAAAGATATTTAATGGAAATAATTTAATTACATCTAACATTAATTTAATTAATTTTACAGGATCAGGTGTAACAGCATCTGTTGGTGAATTTAATAATTTAATTGTTACTATAGGTGGAGGGGGTGGAACAACTATTAACACAGGTTCATTATTATTAAATGCTTCATTTTTAAATCCTAATTTAACATTTACAAAAGGCGATGGAAGTACATTTAATGTAAATTTATCTACTTTAGTACCAACAAGTTCTTCATATGCTTTAAGTGCTTCATATGCTTTAAGTGCTTCATTTGCTCCAACAAATACCACAGGTTCATTTACTGGTTCTTTTACCGGTTCATTATTAGGAACAGCATCTTATGCTACAAACGCTTTAAGTGCTTCATTTGCTCCTTCAACACCAACATTTCCATTTACAGGTTCAGCTCAAATAACTGGTAGCTTAGGAGTTACTGGATCTGTTAGTGTTGTAAGCGCAAATACAAATTATTCAGCAATAGGAACGGGTCATAATATTCAATTTAATAGAGCAAGTGAATTAGGTTTAAGAATAGGAACAACGGCAACTGATACTATATTACAAGCATATAATGGTGTAACTGGTAGTTCATTATCTTTAAATCCATATGGTGGTAGTGTAACAATTAGAGGAGCAACATCAGGACAACATGTTGATATTAACTTAGCAGATGGTAATACTCAATTTAGAGTATATAGAAGTGCTACTACAAGTGGTATTGCTATGTCTCAAACAACAGGAGGATCAGGTGTATTTTCTATAGCCCATGGAGATAGTACTAACTCAACTGGAAATGCTAGTATATCAATACTACAAGGTAATACAGCTTATTTTTCAGCAGGTAGATCAGGTCAATCTACAAAAAATTATTTTTTTGGAAGTGAATATGGTAATATAACAAGTTCCAATACAATTTTAGGACATGAACTCAATAGAGGTGTATCATTTAGTAATTCTAATAATACAGCTCTACCATCTATAATACAAGGTATTCATAGTGGAGCTGCTAGAACGGTAACATTACAATACTATGGTAGTAACGTAGGAATTGGAGCAATACAACCAACAGCTAAACTACATATTAAAGGAGAGTCTGACTCAGTTGGTGATCTTTTTAGAGCAGAAAATTTATCTAACACAGGTAATATTACTTTTAGTTCTGATGGAAAATTAGCATCGTTATCTCCAACTAATTCATATAGTACTACTTTTTACATAGCTAATTTTGCTTCTCGTGTAAATACAACAACAGGAGTAAGAATAGATTCAACTGGTACTATTAATTTCTATACATCTAGTCCTGAAAGAATAGGTAAAATAGGTAGAAAAGGTATTAATGATGCCGGTAAATTATGGTATTTTGCAGGATTTAATGGTGGAGGTAATGCGGGTGCTGCAGGACATTTATTTGAAGCTGATACTGCTGGTCCTGTAGGTACGGCAGCTGTCGGTCTAGTAAGCCAATTTATGCAATTAAATCCTGTTGGGGGTACAGGTACAGGTACAGCAGTAAACTCGTTTAAGTTTTTAGATATAAAAACATCTTCTTCTATAAATTTAGATAATCCTAACACAACTATATTTGCAATAGATTATAACCCAACCATAACAGCTTATAATGGTCGTCATTATGGATTATTAGTAAGACCAAGTGGTACTTTTAACGGTATAGGATTAGGAAATACTTTACCATCGGCATCTCTTCACATAAGAGGAGGATTAACAGGTAGTATATTAAGAATAGAAAATAATATTTCATCTTCAATATTCATAATTGAAAACAATGGTAGTGGTTCATATAATGGTACATTAAATGTTGGTAATATCACCAGTACTCCAGCTGCAGAAAATACATTAAACATATACCCACCATTTGCAGGAGGTACAGGCGAAGGAGGTCAAATATTACTTGCTGCATCAGGAGGTCTTTATACCTCAGCCTCAATGTTAGATACATATCAAAACCAATTTAGATTACTTAAAGGTACTAATACTGGAGGAAGTACAGTTGCTTATATCATAACAGATTTACA